AAAGTACCTTCTGCTTTATAGCGGACACCATCGCCCCCAGTAATGTACATATTTTCCAAGGATTGTCGCACCCAGTATATGGCACGTAATTGATCTAGTTCTAAGTACGTTTTATATGTATATAAATAAGCGTCTAGTACTGCCTGCATACTAGACAAGCTGTGTTGTGAATTGAAATCTTGAAAGTCAAAACAATAGGGCACACCATCTCTCAAAACCTGTTCAACGGTACGTGAGACTTTTGTAGCCTCCGCTTCCACACCAATTGGGAATAAACCAGCCAAAAGTTCTTCACAACCCGCCAAACCAAAACTGGACATAATAAAATTAGTATTATCTACACCATATATAGCTCTGTTCTTTCCCCATTCATATTTCTCTGAAGACCTTGCACACATCTCAGGTCTCCTATCAAAGAAATGAGAGAAGTCATAGTCTGGCATAGCATTAAAACCGTAAAATTTATGCCTCATAGTGTGCTCTTTGTGTCTAAATTTATCATCTTCAGGATACTGGCTATTATAAGCGCCGGTCGGACTCCACTGCCAGCGTGTTGCCCAAAAATTATCCCAACTGTACCTTTTTGGCCTGCCTTTTAGCCGTATTAAGTTCTTAAAAAGTCGTGCTGCGTGATTAAATATTATATTTGAGTCAATGTTGACAACATTCAGTTCTACTCGATTGCGACGTTCCTGCGCCCAATCCACAGTGCCAACCCCCCTATTGACTAGAACCTCTAATTCGAAGAAGGGTGTTAAATCGAGTGGTAGCAAATTCTGTAGCGCTTTGAGTTTTAAAGTGAATTTATTTTTTATAGAATGCATAAAGCCCTCGTACCCATCGAATTTCCAGTCAAGGAACCCTGAGACGTTCCACCACCGCTTCTGGTCTTCGGGCAAACACATTGCCCACACTATTAGTCCGACTAAGAAAGATTCGTGCGCACCAGAAAGAGCAAGACGTTCTATTAGTTGCATAGTGGGGCCCACTTCAACACACAACTCGGCCCACTCGAAGCTACGTAGTTCATTAAAAGTAAGATGTCTAATATGCTGTCCACTAACCTTGGTAATCGGTGGTTCGAGTGTACCCTGATGATATTTTTTTAGTAAATGGACGTTTGAAAACTCGGTGACCCTATGCATCGAAGCTTCAGTTATATAAAATAAGTGGTTAAGTAGTTCTTTATTTGTGATAGGGCCATACGGAGCCAGCTCGGGGCCATACTGTATTTGTGAAATCCTAATGAGTGAATAATTGCCCATCGATGGTAAATGATTGTCCTTAGTTATATATAAAGCAGTTAAATTGAGTGCTGGTAAATAAACTGCGTATGTGCGAACAGACGTATCACCGATGCGATACATATAATTGCCATTTATATTCACACCATACATTATGTCAAATAAGAATAGTGTAGCGAGATCGAAAGTAGACTGTACCAGACAGTCGTTATTTAGTTGTATGTAAGAAAAGATAGTAGAGAGATGCTTCAAACTGCCGGCCCAGGGTCTTCGTCTGGCTGTGGTTCCGGTCCTAAGTCTTGTTCCGCTAATTTTAACGAGTTTTGTGCGTCTGGGACCGGCACGGCTACCGTCGGCTCGCCCTCGTAAAAATCCTGCGTGTCAATATCATAGTTCATTAATACAGCAGCAGAATATTGTTCCTTGTCAAGCATATCGCTCAAAAACTTACTTGCCACCATGAAAGATGCCTCTTCCCCTTGTACACCCACAGAGTGATAGTCAGGTTCTTCTAAAGGCACACAATTTATACGGTGCCAGGTAAAAGTCAACTTATATTTCATGAAATCAGTGATTTCAGACCCAAAAACATGTTGTCGGGGTCTGTTTCTTTGTATGGTGTAGCTTTCAATGCGATCGACTGTAGTCGGGTTGACTGGTGGCATAGCGATGCTAACATCATTTGGAGCATACATCGTGTGTACTCCTCCAGACTTTGGGTGCTTATACACCACGTCATAGCCTTGCCACCTCTGTACAACACCGTAAGCCCACAAATCGTGATAGTTGTAGCCGCGGTAGTCTCTAGTTCTGGTTTCCTTTACAACAGTAGGATTAACTTGAAATATACTGGCATACGGTGTGCCAAGGATCAGTGAACCGGCTTGCCCAATAATCAGTGCGCAACAACCGGGGTAAACAATTGTCCCGGAGCGGACCCCATTATTAACGGCAATATAGCCGTACTCTTCCATATTATTTATATTAATCTGGCCTATTTTCATCACTCTACTGAATTGTGACCTTATACCGCCTAGTATATAGGTAGACTGATGTCTAAACACGGGCTTAGGTATAGCCCTGCCCAGTATAGCAGAGTACAGAGCGTCTGCTCTAACTGTCTCTTCTAGAGCGTCTTCTGTATTATATTCGAGTTTCCTGATGATATGTTTAATATTTTTAGCGTTAAATATAGCTAAATATTCACCCCAATACCAACATGTGGTGGCAAAGAGTGATTCAAAGTATGGGGCGTCGGACTTCGACAATGCTAACTTGTTTATCTTTAATGCTTCACGGGATATATTTACTCCACCCTTTTCAAGTAACATAGGCAGCGCCGCCCGCCGCAAACCCAGTTTTGGCAAATGCAATACTCGGTCCATACCAGTCCACCAATGAGCTTCTACTGTTTCTGTGCCTGGCTGAACCAACCAATACCTCAAGCTTCTGTAAGCACTAGCGAGTTCCTCGTACCATTTGTGTGTTGTAACCAATGTAGATATCGTATTTACAATATCTGACTCCGTTACTGTGAATAGTTCATTGTTATCTAACCGTAAGTCAGAGAAGCACTTGATCGTCTTTTCAGATACGCCAAAATCAATGTCCTGATCTATCAATAAGGGGGTGGTCCTCTTATTACCACACAAAACTTGTCCTAGGATAGCTACTTGTTTCTTTTGTAACCCGCTACCATTAATATATCCATATACGGTACCGTATCGATCAATAGCTTGCTCGTTTGCGGGCAGTGCAAATTTGTCACACTCTAGAATACCGCCCTGGTCAAATTCATATTTCTTGTGACTGTCCGTATACCTAAATCGACACTCAATAAACCCAAACTCCTCTCCGAAATGGGGACCACTTCTACTATGGCCATCATCGTACTCGTACATATGTATGACTTTGGTAGTAAACTTGAACCGATGTGCATGCCAAACGGCTTGTTCGATGTTCTGACCGTTATTGTCTAGGATAAATCTTGGAGGTAGGGCAACATACCATGCACGCATGGTATTCAACAAGTTACGTGTTTCGGGGTCTGCTTTGTACATACCAAAGCCTATATGGTTATGTTTAAAAAATTCAATTAACCTCGTGTACATAACATTCCAGTCTTCATCAATTATAGTCTCAACTTGCTCCGGGTGCATGACCAGTTCATAGTCATATTTGTTTAACTTTTCCAACATTCTATAGACGTGTAACTTGACTAGTAAAGCATACATAAGGGCCGTTGCATTGTCATAAAAATCATTAACAACAACTGAATTAAAGAACCTGTTAAGCCGTTGCTCTTTTAGTTCTACGTTATCAGCCAACTCACGAAACCTCTTTGAAATGGCCACATAATTAGGGACCCCGTCTTCATCTAAGTACTGTGGGTTCATGCCGTAGTGCGAGTGTTGCGAAAAATCTGTCCTAACACGTTGTGGGACGCCATATATTGTTCCTTTCGCCAAGGTCTTTGTGGGGTTTCGTTCTTCGAAACGGGCACCATAAACTTGTTCTATGGTGCCTTTATCCCCCAACGAAAGGTTTTTTGTCCCTTCTACTATGATAGCCTTAGATCTATCATGTTGTATGTCAGACTTCACGTCTTCTTTTTTTTCTGCTCGTGCAAAGCTAAGTTTAAGTGTGTTTCTAATGTAAACTAACCCATCGCCGAAACTAGCGATAGAGCCTTGGACATTCATGATGTCTTTAATGTATTCCATTTTGAAATAGGTGTGTGGTT